CCCTGATGCAGTCTACAGTATCACTGTGAGGCTCGTTAAACGCTCACCAGACATCTTAGCGGACACAGACACAGTTAAGGTGCCCTTCTTGCCTGTGCAGGCTATGGCCTACGCTATGGCTCTTGAGGAGCGTGGAGAAGATGGTGGTGTGTCTCCTGTCTCAGCCAAAGCATTAGCTCAAGGCTACTTATCTGATGCTATTGCTATAGATGCAACTAAACACCCCGAGGATACACTCTGGGAGGCGGTATAACATGGCTAAACCCTTAATATCGTCCTCCATTGCTGCACCAGCATTCTTTGGTTTAAACACTCAAGAGTCTGGGGTAACGCTTCAGGAGGGCTTTGCACTCAAGGCTGATAACTCAGTCATAGACAAACAAGGACGCTTAAGTGCTCGTAAAGGCTGGGAAACCATAAGTACATCTTTAGACGGTACTGCTAATGGTAACTTAGGTATTAACCTAATAGGCATGACTAACTTTGTAGATATTACTGGTTTAGCTACACAAGTAAACTGGAGTGATACTACATTCTACAAAGGAACTACAGCACTCACTACACTCACACCAACGACTACAGACACTATAGTGGATGGTAACTGGCAATCAGCAACACTTAATGACCACCAATACTTTTACCAGCGTGGTTACTTACCTTTAATATATACTAATGAAAGTGGCTCAGAAGAGTTTGAGTCATATGCTGCCCATACCCACGCATCTGCTGGCTATCCTAGTGCTAACACAGTATTAGCTGCCTACGGTCGCTTATGGGCCGCTGACACTTTAACTAACAAGACTACGGTATACTTTACTGATGTTTTAAATGGTCACAAGTTCACAGGTGGCACTGCTGGTACTCTTGACATATCCAGCGTACTTACGCAGGGAATGGACGAGATAGTTGCCCTAGGCGCACACAACGGCTTTCTTATCATCTTCTGTAAAAACAACATCATAGTCTATGGTGATAATGATAACTTCCAAGGCGCAATGACTACCACTAGCCTGACCTTAGTTGAGGTTATAGAAGGTGTAGGTTGTATTGCTAGGGATTCAGTACAGAACACAGGTGGCGACATACTATTCTTAAGTAGTGCTGGTGTACGTTCATTAAGCCGTACTATTCAAGAGAAGTCTCAGCCGATGCGAGATGTATCTAAAAATGTACGTGATGATGTAATCTTTGCTTTACAGTTAGAAAATCTAGCTGATGTTAAGTCGGTCTACGCACCTAGTGATTCTTTCTACCTACTTACATTGCCTACTACAGTACAGACCTTTTGTTTTGATACACGTACTCAACTAGAGGATGGATCTTTCAGGGTAACACTGTGGAACTCAGCACCTCCAAAAGGTTATCTAGCTATAGGATCAAACCTGTTCTACGCACAGATTGACGGTGTTGCCTCTTATAGTTCTCACAAAGATAACGGCCTACCATATCTAATGTCATACGCTAGTAACTATTTTGACTTAGGTATGACAGATATTAACAAGATTGTCAAAAGAGTCTCAGCAACTACAGTAGGCATTACAGGGCAAACTTTTGCATTGCAAGTTGGCTATGATTATAAGCCAGCACTCTTCTCAGAGTCATTTATATTAGATGCCAGTGCCGTATCTGAGTACAACATATCAGAGTTTAACCTCTCTGAATACACTGGTGGGGTATTAGTTAATGACCAATCATCACCAGCACAAGGATCAGGTAACATCCTACAGATAGGCTTTACAGCACAAATTAATGGTAATCCTGTAAGCCTACAAAGACTAACAATATACGCTAAACAAGGTAAGGTACTCTAAATGTCCAATTACGTTAAAACTACAGACTTTGCATCCAAGGATACTCTAGCATCAGGTAATCCTCTTAAGACTATTAAAGGTACTGAGTTTGATGTTGAGTTTAATAATCTAGTCATAGCTTCGGCTACTAAGGCTAACACTGACGCACCTACGTTTACAGGCATACCATTGGCAGATACGGCTGCTCTAGCTACTAACACTCAACAGTTGGCTACTACGGCCTTTGTAGTGGCTGAGGTGGCTGCTGTAGATAATACTGTATTCTTACGTAAGACAGGTGGCGCTATGACTGGTGCCATTACAACTAACTCTACCGTTGATGGTGTAGATATAGCAGTACGTGATGCTGTTCTTTCAACCACTACAACTACAGCTAATACAGCCAACACTACAGCTAATACAGCCAACACTACAGCTAATACAGCCAACACTACAGCTTTTGCAGCACTACCTAAAGCAGGTGGAGCCTTAACGGGCGCAGTGACAACCAATAGCACCTTTGATGGTGTGGACATTGCTGTACGTGACGCTATCCTAAGCTCTACCACAGTCACAGCTGATGCTGCTCAAGTACCACCTACGATCACAGGAGCCAACGTAACTGCAGTCAACGCTAGTTACCATATAGTATCCACAGGAGGCATTACAATCACACTGCCTGCTAGCCCTTCTGCTGGTAACTACGTAACTATCAAAGATGGCACTGGTGTGGCAGCAGACACTACGTTTACAGTAGCACGTAACGGCTCTAACATTGCTAGTTCAGCTACTAACCTCACCTTTGATAAGAACTTCGCTGAGATAGTCATGACATACATTAACAGCACAATAGGCTGGAGCGTGTAAATGAGTAATCTGTCGGAATTACTGCCTAGCGGTGGAGGGCAGAACTTAGTTGAGTTTGTGGCTAGTGGTACGCTTCCTAATGGTAAGCCTGTAATATTGAATAGTGATGGAACTGTTACTGTTGTTGGTCTAGTGCCTACAGACATAACAGAGACTATACCTGATGGTAGTGAGTCAACCTTTAACACCACAGGACGGTCATTAGATGCAACAGTAGCTTTTGACCCAATAACTGAGAATAGGTTTTTAATGACCTATGGTGATTCAAGTAATTCCTATTATGGTACAGCCATTGTAGGGACTATATCAGGTACTACCTTAACCTTTGGCGCTAAAACTGTTTATTCCTCTGCAATGGCTAGAACCAACTGGATAGAGTTTGATCCTAATAATAGTGGTAAGGTTTTAATATCATACTTAGGTACAGGTGCTGACGGTAAAGTCCAAATAGGTACAATCTCAGGGACTTCCATTACTTTTGGTACAGCAGTTTCTGTAAATTCAGGATCTGCAACAGAGACAGCTATATCACTTAACACTAATGTGGCAAATCAGTTTGTAGTGGCGTATAAGGATAATGCAGATACTAAGGTTATGGTAGGCACCATATCTGGAACAAGCATTACTCTAGGTACTGCAGTAGCCTTATGGAGTGGGGCTTCAACTAATGTAGATGTAGACTTTGATCCATATGATGCTACTCGTTTTATAGTGGGAGGTAGAGACCCTACATCTCCTTTTTATGGAAAGGTACGCATAGGTACTATATCTGGAACAAGTATTACCTTAGGAACTGCTTCAACTTTCTATTCAGGCAGTACTGTAGATGTGCAGGTCAAGTTTATACCAACTGTGCAATACAAGTTTGTAGTTACGTGGCAAAGGAACTCCTCCCCTTACAATGTACTGTCTTCTGTGGGGACTATATCAGGAAGTTCTATAAGCTATGGAACCTCTGTGGCTATTGATAGCGGCACCTGCTCAAAACACGTAATGTACTTCTGCCCTAGTTACACAGGCAAATTTTTAGTGTTCTATATAGACGGGGGTAATGAAGAATACGGAAAGCTTCTCGTAGGTACTGTTTCAGGAACCTCTATATCCTATGGAAGTGAGGTGGTGGTCAACGCTAGTAATGCAATAGACAGTGTTGGTGCTGGTTTTGACACTCACAATAACGGACGTTTCATGGCTGTGTATGGCATGGCCTCTGTAGGTAATGTAAGAGTAGGAATAATGGGAGGTACGGCTGGTGTAACAAACCTAACCGCCACCAACCTCATAGGCATCACATCAGAAGCCACATCATCTGGCGGCACAGCTAAGATAAACACTTGGGGTGGCATCAACGAAGCACAGACAAGCCTCACGATAGCCTCTGACTACTATGCTCAGACTGATGGGACAATCACTACCTCAGATGCAGGCCAGAAGCTAGGTACTGCCATTAGCGCAACTACAATTAATATAAAGGACTTAACATGAGCAATTTAAGTGACCTATTGCCAGCAGGCAGTGGCGGTAAGAATGTAGACTTTGTAGCTAGTGGCACATTGCCTAATGGTCAGTCTGTGATTTTAAATAGCAATGGAACTGTTACTTCCGTAGGGCTTGTATCCCAAAGCGTATCACAAGCAATACCAACGGGAAGTGAGACTCAGTTCGCTACAGGTGAGGGAGCTAACACGGCTATAGCCTTTGATCCTACAACTTCTCCCC